CATCGCGGACGCGCGCTGCTACCAGGACAGCCCAGGCGCCATTGAGCAGGCAGTCATCCGCCACGCGCAGGAAGATGGCCCCGGGACCACCGTCGGGCTGTGGCAGGACCCCGGGCAGGCTTCGATCGGGCAAATGGAGCGCCTCAAGGCCCGGCTCGAGGCGATGGGCTGCAATGTTGCCATCGAGATCGCGAACAAGAACAAGCAGCAGTACGCGCGCGAGCCCAGCCGCGCGGCCTACCGCGGCGAGATTTACTACCAAAAGGGCCCCTGGAACGACCGGTTCTTCAACCAGCTCCAGACCTTCCCCGCGGCGACCAAGGACATCCATGACGACGCCGTGGACGCCTTCTCAGGGGGATGGAACTACCTTGCGGCAAATCCGGTCTGGCAGCCCGGCTACATCGGCGCCAAACGCCCCGGCCTGATTCTGCCCGGCCAGGCGGACTTCATGCTGCCCCCGAGCCGCGCGAACGAGCGAATGCGCCCTAAGGGCGCTACTAACCGCTTCGGCCACCGACTGCTTTAGGGCCACAAGTGCTAAACTGGCCGTGTGCCTATACTAGATAGCCGCGGGCGGCCAATTGAGAAGGCGGACATCGAACGCCGCGAGGGCCGGGTACGCACCTTCCCCGAGCCGACGAGCTGGCAGCGGTCGGTGGCGACGGGCATGGATCCGCAGCGGATGGCCTCGCTTCTGCGCAACGCGGACGCCGGCGACCAGCTCGACTTCCTCTCCCTGGCGATCGAGATGGAAGAGCGGGACCTCGAGTACTTCTCCAAGCTCCAGCAGCGCATGAACGCCTGCGTCTTTGTGCCCGTTCGCCTCGAGCCGAAGGACGCCAAGGACAAAAAGTCCGGAAAATTCGCGGACGAGTGCAATGAGTTGGTGGTTCACACGCCGAACTTCACGTGGTTTCTACTCGATCTCGTTGACGCGCTGAGCAAGGGCTACTCCGTCGTCCAGCCCATCTGGGACACGACTGTCAGGCCCTGGGTCTTCAGCGAGTTCGTACACCACGACTCCCGCCACTTCCAGTTCAGCGAAGACCGCCGCGAGCTCCGCGTGCGCAGCGAGAACAAGGAATACGGCAACCCGATCCCCTTCGACTGCCTCGTGCACTGGCCCCGCGTCCGCACGGGCGTTCGCCTGCGCCCGCGTGGCTCGCTCGCGCGCATGGCAGCCGTGAACTGGCTGTTCAAGACCTGCACCGTCACTGACTGGATGGCGTTCGCAGAGGTATACGGAATGCCCCTCCGCCTCGGCCACTACAACCCGGCCACGGCGACCGAGGAAGAGATCTCGACGATGCACCAGGCACTCGTCAACCTCGGTCACGACGCCGCGGCGCTGATCCCGACCTCGATGAAGATCGAGTTCCCCGACGCCCGCCGGCCCGCCAGCGGCGAGAACATCTTCAAGGGCCTGATCGAGTACTTCGACGGGCAGACCACCAAGGCGATCCTCGGCCAGGTGCTGGCGCTCGACGCGCGCGCGACCGGCCTCGGCCAGGCCGTTGCCGACCTGCACACCGCCGTCCGCCAGGACCTTCGCATCCACGACTCCCTCGCGCTGCACTCGACCGTGTGGCCGCTCCTGCAGCAGTGGATCGAGTTCAATCACGGCACCGGCGCGAGCGCGGGCATCAAGCTCGTCATCGACGTCACCCCGCCCGAGGACCTGGCCAAGTTCACGAGCGCCATCTTGCCGTGGATGCAGCACGCTGGTATCGAGGTGCCAAAGCGCTGGCTTTTCAAGAAGTTACAGATTCCAGAGCTCCAGCCCGGCGAAGAGTCGATAAAGGCCCCGCTGGCCCCGGGGACCCCGGGGTCGGGCGCACCGGTCCCCGGCTTGAAGAGTACCTGATGTTCCAATGGCTTACAGACCTGATTCAAATGTGTGGGCGCTCGCTGCGCCTGTTCGCAATCGTTGAGGCCGATGAGCACGCGGTGAAGCTGCGCTTCGGGCGTTATCGCTCGCTGCTAGCTGCTGGCTACCACTTTACCTGGCCGCTCCTAGAGACGACGCGCAAGTGCAAGACAGTGCAAGGCACGATGCGCCTGTTCGACCAGGGCCTGACCACCAAGGACAAGCAAGACATCACGGTTTCCGCGATCGTTACGTTTCGGGTAGAGGACCCGAAGAAGTTCCTGCTCGACACTGACGGCGGGTCCGCGGTGGACGACGTTACCTATGGCGCCGTCTCGGAGTGGGTAGCCGCCAATGATCGCGATTACATCCTAGATCCAAAGAACTGGCGCCGTCTGCGAACCGAAATCAACGCCGCGGCCAAAGAGTACGGCATCGAAATTGTGCGCGTGCGCTTCGGCGACCTCTGCCGCTCCAAGGCGATCCGCCTACTTGGCCGCGGGGAGTGAACCCGTACGTCTCAGTTCTGCTGATATGGTACTGGGGCGCCAATGAGCCCGAGGTGATCACGACCGCCGGCGCCGAAGCGGATCACTGCGCATCAAGCACAAGCTACGACGTAGCGCCGCTGGTGCTTTCTTGGTCGCCGAGCGACGGCTTCGGAGCCAAGTCACAGGTGTCCGCCACCGTCCAGCACAGTTTCCGCTGCGACTAGTTGACAAAATAACGTACCCGGGTCACTGTTCGGCATGAGCGAAGCAGTCTTGAGGTTCATCAACGGCCGATCGGTCGATATCCTGCACATGAAGCGGGAGGACGTCTCGATCGAGGTCATCGCCCACGCGGGCGCGCAGTTGAACCGCTTCGGAGGACACACGCCCTGGCCGTACTCCGTCGCGCTGCATCAGGTGTTTGCGTCGAGGCTCGTCGAGCTAGCCTACGCCGAGAGCGAAAAGGCACAATACAACGTGCTGATGCATGACGCGACCGAGGCTCTGGGCTGTGTCGATTTGCCAAGCCCCCTGAAGGCCCTGTGTCCTGACTACCGCCGTATTGAGCACCGCGTCTGGGAGCAGATCGCCCCGTGGTTCGGGCTCGAGCTCGTGCAGCCGCCCTACGTGAAGCTGGCCGACCAGCTCGCGCTGCGCCTCGAGCAGACCTTCCTCAAGGGATACCCGATGCCGGAGGGCGTCAGCCCCGCGGTCACTAAGCTGGCCGATTACTACCTCGGCCGTGAGTTCCACTGGCAGGAGGCGGAGGCGCAGTTCCTCAGCCGCTACGTCAAGCTAGCGCCGGTCTTGAACTAATATCGTACCCTTGACTTGACTAGCGCCTCTGACCGAGGGATAAAGAGTTGTGGGTGCTGCCGATCGCACGTAGTGGAAGGGCAGCGTAGAGCCATGGCAGGTAGGGCGGCCTGGACACTTTTCAAGGAGCAAACGTGCTGGACAGACGTGAAGTGATCATGTGCGCGCTGGACGAGGTCCGACATGACCGCGCGATCGTGCGCCTGGGCGTCAAAACCTCCCAGCCCGGCATCAGCGGCGTGCCCGAGAAGTTCATGGGCCAGCAGTGCATCTGGTTCGAGGTCGCGCCGCAGTGCTTCTGGGAAGAGGAGGTGGACGGGCTGCACGTGTCGCTGGGCTTCTTCGGCTCTACCGCCTACACGTGGTGCTTCTTCCCCTGGAGCGCGATCCACATCGTGATCGGACCGCTCGTCGCCGTGCACTGGGCCGACACTGAGGGCGTCCCACCCGTAGCTGTCCGGCCTTCGAAGCCTGAGACCTCGTGCCCGGCCGTACCGAACGGCCGCCCCGCCCTCCGCGTCATCCAGGGCGGCCGCAAGAGTGAGGCTCCGCCCGCTGCGGGATAGTGCTACTATAAAGCGTGCGGTACGCTTACAAGGCTCTTGCCGACCAGAAGACGGTAGAACTCGACATCTTCGACGATATCTCCGCCAGCCAGTGGCGCGAGGACGCAGTCAGCGCCAAGAGCGTTCGGAGCCAGTTGAAGGCCGCCAAGGGCGCCGACCTGACCATCCGAATCAACTCGCGCGGCGGCGACGTTATTGAGGGGTTGGCGATCTACAACCAACTCCGCCAGCACGAGGGCCACATCACGGCCCACGTGACGGGCCTTGCGGCGTCGATGGCCTCGGTGATCGCGATGGCGGCCGACGAGCTGGTAATGCCGAAGAGCGCGTTCCTGATGATCCACAACCCGTTCGCGGGCGCGGTCGGCGACGCGGAAGACTTGCGGTCCGTGGCCGACTCGCTCGACGCGATGCAGGCGACGCTGCTCGACGCCTACCACGAAAAGACGGGCCTGCCGAAGGATGAGATCCAGGCAATGATGGACAAGGAGACCTGGCTGAACGGCGCCAAGGCTCTGAAGCTCCGCTTCGCGGATCGCCTAGAAAAACAAGCCCGCGCGAAGGCCGAGGTACGCTACTTGGCGTCCCTGGACGGCCTAGACCAACTGCCAGACGAGGTACGCCAAAGCGTACTACTTTCTGGGTATGCTAAAGTAGCTGAAGTTGTGGTTGCTGCAAATAGCGACCCGCCAGAGGAAGACGGAATGACTGCCGAAGAGATGAAGGCCCTACTGGACGCGGCGCTCGCGCCTCTCAGCGCCCGCCTCGAGAAGCTGGAAACCCCCGCGGCGCGAGCTGCCGTGGCTACCCCGGCCGTGTCGAGTGACGACAAGGCTGCGCTGGAGCTCGAGCTCGCGCGCGACTCGGCGCTCGACGCCGCGGTCAGCGCCGGCAAGATCGCCAACACCGACGCGGACCGCGCGCGGTTCGTTGCCCGCGCCAAGAGCCCCGAAGCTCTGGCCGTGCTGGTCGCCCATTACGAAGCGGCTGCGCCGATCGTTAGCACGGCCGCCCTCAAGCTTGCGCCCGTGGCGACCGTGGATGGCTCAGGCCCCGTGATTAGCGACGCGACCAAGAAGCTCTGCAAAAAGTTCGGCTGGGACGCAAAGGCCCTGTTCGAGAAGGAAGTCTGAGAAATGGCTAACATCACCAGCCCGCGCGACCCCCGCGCCGTCCGCGGCACCGATAACTTCCACCTGCCGATGGCCGCGAGCCTGAAGCTGATCCGCGGCTGCATGGTCGGGCGCAATGCGTCGGGCTACGTGGTCAAGATGGAGACCGGCGTCGCCTGCACCGCCTTGGGCGAGTGCTTGCAGACCGTCGACAACTCCTCGGGCGCAGCCGGCGACAAGTATGTCGACGTCCGCGCGGGCGTGTTCAACCTGCACATCCTGGGCGCGGACACGATCGTGCTGGCGGACATCGACCAATTCCCGCCCGTGTACGCGTTCGACGACCAGACGGTCGCCAAGACGAGCAACAGCGGCGCGCGCCCCATAATGGGCCGCCTGCTGGGCATCGAAGGCGGCATGGCTCAGGTTCAAGTCGGCCCGTCGAGTTCACTCGCGCTGCCGGACGGCGACCTCGTTGCCGCGAACAACCTGTCGGACGTGGCCTCGGCCGCGACCGCGCGCGCCAACCTCGGCGCCAACAAGGGCGAAATCAGCCAGCTCCTGCCGAGCCTCGTTGCCGGCGTGTTCTACATCGCCCTCCCGGACCGCGCGGTCACGATCACCAAGATCAAGGCCGTCATCAATGGCGCGCTGACCGGCGCGAACTTGGTCATCACCCCGGCCATCAACACCACGAACATCACCAGCGGCGCTGTGACCGTAACGCAGGCTGCTTCGGCCGCCGGCGACCAGGCCGAGTCCACCCCCTCCGCGGCGAACGTCTCGGATGGCGCGGATGAGCTGCTCCGCCTGACCCTGTCGGGCAACACCGCGGCCGTTACCGGCAGCGTGACCGTCGAATACACGTGGTGAGCTAACCCTCTCTAGAGAAGCACCAGGAACGCAAAATGGCAGATATCAATCGCGAGAACATGGACACGATTTTCCGAGGCTTGCGCTCGGATTTCGAGGGCGGTCTCAAGCACGGCATGGCGCAGAGCGCCGACACGTTCGTGACGACCATCCAGTCCGGGACGGCTTCCGAGCGCTTCGACTGGCTGGGCGACCTGCCGGAGATGCGTGAGTGGTTGGGCCCCCGCCACATCCACCAGCTCGCGACGCACAAGTACGAAGTCTTCCACCGCGAGTGGGAAGTCACGCTGCGCGCCCTGCGCAACGACATTCAAGACGACCGCATCGGCATCTACAAGCAACAGGCGTTCTCGGGCGGCGAAGCGGCCGGCCTGTTGAAGGTCCGCCTGGCTTGCGAGACGCTGGACGCCGGCGACGCGAACCTTTGCTATGACGGCCAGTTCTTCTTCGACACCGACCACCCGGTCGGCGAAGACGGAGACATCGAATCGGGCTCGAACTTTCTGAACGCCGGCGGCGCCTCGACCGCGAGCCCCTGGTACATCATGGACTTGAGCCGCTCGGTCAAGCCCATCATCATCACCGACCGCGAAGCGGCGACGTTCGTGTCCTACACGAACTGGTCCGACGAGCACGTGTTCTTCAACCGTGAGTTCTTGTACGGCGCGCAGGCCCGCATGGGTGCAGGCTACGGCCTCTGGCAGACCTGCATCCGCAACGAGGGAGAGCTGAACGTCGCTAATCTGATGGCGACCCGCTACGCGATGTCGCAGTTCAAGGGCGACAAGAAGAACCCCGCGGGCAACCGCAAGCTGCTCGGCATGAACGGCAAGGTCCTCGTCTGTGGCATGGCCAACGAAGAGAAGGCCCTCGCCTCGATCAAGAACCCCGCGCTCGTATCGCGCACCGACTCTCTCGCGGTTGCCGCAAGCAACGCGCAAAACCCCGCATACAACCTGTTCCAGATTGTCGTTGTGAACTGGCTGCCGTGACCTAACGCGCGCCGGCGCGCTACAAATACCGGCAGAACTTACCTCGGAGCAAGCACGCATGGACCTCAAGTCACTCTCCCGCGAAGAGATTGAGGAGCGGCTCAAGGACCGCTCCAACAAGCAACTATCCGCTCTTGCCTCTGAGCAGGGCCTACGCCTGCCTACGGGCCTCAATATCCGAGTTGCGATCCTGGACGCAATCCACGAAGCGCTCGGCGCCAAGACTTCCGCCCCGGCCTCGGGGGACCCTCCCTCTCCCGGCTCTGCTCCCCGGGACGTGCATGCCCCCGAGGCCGGCAAGCGGTTTGCTGACGCGGCAGAGGGCACGATCTCCGTGCTGTGCGTCACGCGCTTCCCGGCCTTCTGGCGCTACGGCCACTGCTTCACGAACGACTGGCAGGACATCCCGATCAGCACGTTCGACGAGCACATCTGGCGCAAGATCCGCTTCGAGAACACCAAGACCTTGCGCTCGCGCGGGTATCCGCCCGGGTTCGCCGAGAAGGTCTAAATGGCGTACGCGGACGCAGACTTTGCCATCACGCTGTACGGCGAGGACTACGTCCTGACGGCGCTCGACCGCGACCAGGATCGCGTCGTCGACACGGCCTTGGCCGAGGCGATGTTTGACGTGTGCTCGGCGGAGATGGACTCGTTCTTCATGGGCCGCGTCCCGCTGCCCCTCGACGTCTCGAAGATCCCGCTCGACCTGAAGATGCGCTGCGTCGACCTCGTGATGTACCGCGCGAGCTCAGACGCGGCGTCCATGTCGACCATCAAGGAGACCCGCTTCAAGGCCGCCCAGGAGTGGCTGCAGATGGTAGCCGCCAACAAAATCAAGCTGACCTACGGCTCCGAGTCGGTGGCCGGCCCGCACCTTGTAGAGCAGGCCCGCGTGGTGACCGCGGCTACGGCGCACTACGAGCAGACCTGCGAAGCCCGGCGCTTCTCGCGCAAGAATCTAAAGGGCATCCTGTGATCAAGCTGCTCGTCGAGCAGCGCAAGCTGAAGGCGCTCGTGAAGCAGATCACGAGCTCCAAGGCCCGCCAGCGCGACCTGCTGCCCGGCCTAGCCCGCGACCTAGCCCGCGGCATGGCGGCCATCGTCCGCCGGCGCATCAAGGTCACGAAGACAGCCCCTGACGGCGTTCCGTGGCGCGCGTGGGCGACCGGCTACGCTCGGACCCGCAAGGCGCACCACTCGTTGCTCGTCGACACACGCAAGCTGCTGGGCAACATCGTTCCGTATTCGGCCCCCAGCGGCAAGCTCGCGACCATCAGCGCCAAGGTTCCGTACGCCGGCTACGTCCAGGCGAAGCGGCCGTTCCTCGGCGTGGGTGACCTAGAGCAGACCCTGGTTGACACCCTGGCCGCGCGCTACGTGCGAAGGATGCTCGGATGAGCGAGATCCTAAACTTGCGGGCCGCAATCGTGACGGATCTGCTCACGCACACGGGCGAGAGCCCCGACCCGGGGCGCCTCGCGGGCGTCAAAATCTACGCGCACGGCGGGGAGTTCGACAACGAGAAGGAGCTCGAGCGCTACTCCAAGTCCGCCATGAAGGGCGCTGTCTTTGTCTCGGTGCTCGGCGCCGAAGGCAAGGTAGTAGGCGGGGTCGCCTACGCGTGCGTGACGATGGGCGCCTTCGTGCTGGCCGTCAGCAAGGTCAACCGCGACGAGATGGCTATCGCGATATCCGACGCGCTGATGAACTACATCGTACGCTGGCCCAGCAAGAGCTGGAGCGTCGAGGCCAAGGCGCCGACGAACGTCACCGCGCACAACCTCTACAACGAGAAGCTGGACACCCGCGCGGCCGCGCTCTGGGGCGTGTTCTGGCAGCAGGACGTCGAGCTAAAGACCGCGCCCGAGCCTGTGCTGGATAACTTCCTCGAGCTCGACATCGATTACAACGTGGTCGATCCGTAATGGCCGACGCGCAAGACATCATCTACTTCCCGCCGCGACGGAAGCTGGCGCACCGCACAGCAGGCCACGGCGAGACAAGCGTCACGTTCTCCGCGCCAGCGGAGGCTTTCGCCTTCTCGGGTGCAGGCGCAGCCTCGGACTGGGTAGCGGGGCGCGGATTGAGCCTCGCACCTAGCGGTAGTGGGTCAGCCGCGGGCGCGTTCGGAACCGGGCTAAGCCTCGCCACCGCGGGACAGGGGAGTACAGGCTGGACAGGCGAGGGCGCAATTACTACAGCTCAGCTTCTTAGCTTCTGCGGTAGTAACCTTTGCGTGCTGATCCAGGCCGGCGTGTCAGCCGAGACGATTATCTCGGGAAGGTACTCTCAAATAAACGATCTGGGCCCGTACGGTAACCACGCAGCGCAGAGTACCTCGAGCTTTCGGCCACTAAAGTCTGGTAGTGGCG